GAGATGGATCTACTTTAGATTCAGTTTTACCAAACAAATACCCACCCTTTTTAAATTCAGGTAATGCCTTACCAATAATCGTAAAGCTGAATTGGGCGTTCAAATACATTGCTAATCCCAAATCTATATCCCAAGAAGAGGTATCAGGTATATCAAACGAAATTGATGTTAATATCCCTGGTTCTCCTATTAGATAACTACCTAATGTTATTGCCGTTATTATTCCTCCTAATCTATTATCAGTACTATATTTTCCCGCTAAAACTGATTGCAACTCACTTAACTTTGAATGGTTTTCTAATAATTCAACTGGATTAAAACATGGAATTTGTAAGCTAAAACTTACATCTCTTTTAGTTTCGGTGAATGTATAAAAACTTTCTGACCTACCCACATATTTTATTGGGTTCCAGGTTGCTGTTGCACCATATTTAAACCCAGACATATATGCTGAGAAGAATATACTGCTTAAATTTGTAGCATCGAATGGATTAATAGAGTTAAAATGTACACTCATTATACCGGGGTCAAATCTCTCAAAATTAGATACTTTTAATTCTCCGTTAAAGTAAAATCCCCTTTTAGAATTTCTATCTATAGTTATTTTTTGTGTTGTATCTAAATCTTGTACTGACTTAGCTGATTCATCATCATTACCAAATTGACTAACCATTGACCCAGACTTATAGAGTTTTTCTAGTCTATTTTCTTTTTCAAAACCTTTAACATTTATAATTGAAGCCTTAACTTTTTTTCCATTTCCACCAGTTCCAACAACAACATCCTGTAATGATTTACCTTTTACTTGAGAATAATCTTGCAAATTCTCTTTTAGAAATTTTTCAAGGTCTGCTTGTTTTCCTTTAAAAGTTATTGTTTTATTAGTTCTTGGATCTGTTATATTTGTATCACCCTGAATTGTAGTGTCTTTTTGTCTTTTTATTTCTCTTATTCCACCAATATAAGTTGGGTCTTCATCTTTATATTTAAATACTGGGTTACTCCCACTAACCACTAAATCCATCTCCTTTTTTATTACTTGGAATTTATCAAAGGGAGCAGATATAATTGGATTTACCTTTGGAACGTGACCAGTTCCAAAACTGTTGGTATCATCAAAAAGCCAAATGTGAGGATCTGTAGTAATATTCCCATCACCAATTGCATTTTGTAATATACTTGTTGGGGTGTCGGTACCATAGAAAAAATCATCGGGTTGAGTTTTTCTTGACAATGCATTAAATTGGTCATCTTCTGGTACATTGACTGTAATTAAAGGCCAAGGGGAAAGTGGAGCAATTGTTGCACCGGTAATGCTAGTGGTAAAACTACCGCTAACATTAACATGTTTACTTGAATCTGTTAATGGATTAACTGATAGACTGCCTAAAATTGTCGCATTCCTCGCATTATTAAAGGCGTCATCAATCTTTATTTTGTCTTCAGTAAAATTATATCTATTAATAATAGTTCTTCCTATACCATATACTGAGTTAGGACCACCAGTATAACTATCAATAGTTAAAGTGGTAGTATCTAATGGAGTTCTGTTAAAACTAGTACGATAAAAACTAGAACGTTCAAATGGGGGTGGAGGTGGAGAATATGGAGTGACCGATATACGTTCATATTTAGAACGAGTAAATTTAAAACCTTCAGTTTTAGCTCCTTGTCTTGTGTTTTGATTTACAGATCTATTATCTTGTCTTCCCTGTTTATTAATATCTTTATTATCTTTTTTATAGGTTTTGGTAAGTAACCTATTAAATTTTCTTACCGTCTTACTCTCATTCCTATTAATCTCCCTACCCATTTGATTAAGATCTCTGTTGGCTTGTCTTCCAGTTCTATTAAGATCTCTATTAGCTTGTCTTTCGTTTATATTGTTAAGTCTATTAGTTCTTCTTGCTTCTTTTAAGTTAAATTGTTCACTAATTTCAGTTTTACCATCTCCTAAATGAAATTTATTTCTTAAACCAACTAATCTGTTACTTTCAGAATCTATAACACCATTACCATTTTTATTATTTTCAGTTACTACACTTAAATACTTAGTATTATCATCCATTACAGGCAATAAGCCATGTCTTACTAAATGACCACCAAATGCATTAAGAGGAACTTGAGCGATTGTGTTAATACCTAAATTATAGATACGAGTTGGACCTACACTACTTAAAAACCCAGTAGCGCCTTTTTTAGCTTCTAATCTAGGATTAGATAACTGTAAGCCTACTTGTTTAATTAAGAATAATGGTCCTTTTGGTAAATCTTTAAAGAATTTACCTATACGAAGTGTATCAACTGCAGCCGCGTTTAATGCTCCTACAGCTCCACCTCTAATTAAACCATCATCAAATTTAGTAAGTCTAAGTCTAGTGAAAGGTTTATCAATGTCTTTTAATTCAACCTTCATATAAGGCTGCCTGCTGCTACCTCCGTCTGAGGTATCATTACCATACTTTAAGCTACGAAACTTAGTAGCGTTTAGTTGTTTAATTATAGGCATCCCTTAATTGGTTTATTAGTAACGACCTTCTGTTGGACCTAAATCGTTATATTTACGACCTTTCTTTGATTTGTATTGAGTTGCACGTGGGTTACGTGGAGCTTTTGGGTCTAATTCATCTAATGTAGATTCTTTTCTAACTTTAGAAGAACCATTAAAATCAACTAATTTAACTTGTGGGTCTGTATGTACTGAATACTGATTGTGTAATTTATCAGTTACGGTACCTGCAAAGTATCCAAATTTGTTAGCTGCTAATCCATTAGCGGTTAAGCCTAATTTGCTTGTGTTTTTTTGATTGATAATCGCCATTTTATTTTAATTTAAAATTGTCTATGTATAAATATTTGATTAGGCTGTTTTATAACGGCCGTTCATGTTTTGTGTTGTACCTACCTGCACGCTGTCCATCATCACTATACCTTCTTTATTGATTAGTTGGTCGATAGCTGATTTTACTTCGTTCATTACTGCTACTAATGGTGATAAATCAATATTTACAGCACCACCACCGCTACTTTCCCCACCAGTTAAATTAGTACCTACTTTAATTTTACCATCAGCACCATACATTGCTTTATCATTTGGATCTAATTGAACTGATCCAAACCCTCCAGACATTACTGGTCCTTTGCTTGGGTCAATTACCCCGTCTTTCATAGCATATCCGGCCAAGGCACCCATAACTGCTGCTATTCCTGCAATAATTGCTACAGCACCTATACCTAAAGTCATAGCAGATGCTGTTGCTACGGTTGCTGTTGCTGTTGCTCCAGGAATAGTAGCTTCTGTACTTTTTAATCCTATTACTCCTGGTAATATCGCTAGTTCTCTTGTTTTAGATATTAATCCCATTTTAGAAAGTAGAGCTTTGCCTCTTTCAACAATCATTTCTTTTAAAGCATAACCATATGCAAATGTTCTAGTTAATAGTGATTCCTTCTCTAATGCTGAGCCTAATGTTTTGAATGATAATTTTTCTCCTTCAGTAGCTAAAGATATTGCTGCTTGGGCATTGCCAAATGTGGTTGCTGTATTTTCTGCTATTTTGCTTGTTAAAGAAGCTGCTTGATATCCTGCTTTTCTACCCATTAATGATGCTGAAAGACCTTCAGTCACTGCTATTGCTTTACCTATTCCATTTATAGCCATCATTGTTCCGTAAATACCTAAAAATAATCCTCCAATATATTTAAGAGGAGTAGCCATATAATTAATTATATTTAAGGCTCCACTTAATAAATCTAAGAACGAACCTAAAGGACCTGCTAATAAATCACCTACAATTCTTTGTAACTTTTCCATAGCAGCATTAAACTTATCTTGAACACTTTGTCTTTCAAGAGCTTGTGCGGCTTCATCTGCATTTATTTGGGCTAATGACTTACCAGATTTAACAGCTTCCTCTCTTTTTCTTAATTGTTCTGATAATTTATCTGATGTTGTTCCTAAAGCTTGAGCATAAGCATTTTGTGCTAATACATTCATTTTAGAAAACTTAGCAGCAGTCATACCTTGATTAGCTAATTCTTGAGCTACACCAGCCATATCACCTTGTAATGCTAATGCTCTAGCTCTTTCTAAATTTAATGCTTGGCCTGTTAATAATTCTGCTTTTAATTCATTTTCAATAGATGATTCAAAATTCAATAATGAATCTGCTTGTGATTTGGTATCTTCTAATGTAGTACCTAATGCTTTCATAGCCACTACAGCCTTAGCTATACGTTCAGGATTATACCCTAAATTAGCAGCTAACTGACCTGATACTTTAACAGCCTCGGCCAATGTTGATCTAAAATCAATACCAACTCTAAGTTGATTTCTTGCTGTTGTTAAACCTCTAACAAATGATCTATAAGTTTCTTCAGATGATTTACCTGATAATACAGCATATCTTTGAACTTGAGCTGCTTCATCTGCTTGTAACCCAACTTGTTTAGTTAATTTAATCTGAGTTGTAAGTTGGTCAGCTGTAAATTCGTATGCAAATCCTGTTGCTTTAACTAATTCACCAAAGGCTAGAGTTAAAGAAACTGTATTTACATTTATATCTCTGGAGGCATTTTGAATACCAACCATTCTTTCTCTAAAAGCATCTGCTCTATCAGCCCCATATCCTAATGACTTTCCTAATTTTACTGCTTGGTCGTTTGCAGTTAAAGCAGCATTTATAAAAAAGCCAATTACTGCTTCGGGAGATTTTAAATTGTCATAGAGTCCCTTTGCTAATACTGAGGCTCCTTTTAGTCCTATTTGTAATCTGTTAGTAAATGATGTTGATTTTTTACCACTAGCTTCCATTAAAGCTGCTAATTTTTCCATTTCATCTACAGCCTCACCAGCATTAAGATATTGACCTATCCCTGGTAATTTAGATAGAGATTTAGTAATTCCTCCTAATAATCCAGTTGATTTTTCTATTTGTTTTCTTATTTTTAGATTTTCTTCTAAAAATGCTATTTCTTTTTTCTGGGCTTCTATAAGTTCTTTGCTTTCTTTAATAGTTTCACGAGCAGTTTTTACTATGTTTTTTTCTTTATCTAATTGGTCTGTTAGACTTTTAACATATTTTTCTTTATCACTATTTAATCTTTGATTTTCTCTAATTTGATTTTGAAATTGTTGGGCAATATCTCCTCTTCCTCTTCTTAAGGCTATTTGCTTTTGAATTTCTAATTCTTGAGTATTTTCATCTAACTCATTAATTTTCTTTTTATTTTTTCGAATTTCATTATCTAAGTCAAGAGCTTTTTTTAAAGCTTCTTGTTTTTGAATCATTAATTTACTTTCAAGAGATAATTTACCATTAATGCTTGATGAAAAAGCATTCTGAGCTTTAGCTGCATTGTCTTGAGTTGCTGCTATTTGTTTAGCTAAATCTTTTGATTTAATTTGAAATCCTAGATATTTGTCAGCATTTGCTGATATGTCTTGAGATAATTTTTGTTGTTGTTTAACAGTGGCTAAGTATAGTTTTTCATCTTCCCCAATTTCTTTTAGAAGTTTTTTACGTGTATTTACTGTTTCTATTATTTTATTAGATAGATCAAGTAATCGTTCACTGTTCTGTATATCATCAATTATAGCCATAGTATTATATTACATCATATAAATATAAAAAGCGCCTATTTCTTAGGCGCTCTTGTTGAATATGTAGGTTTTGATACGTTTGGTGTTAGTGGTTTTGATGATGTTTTTGTTTTATTTTCAAGCTGTTTATTTTGTTTTTCAACAGCTTCTTTTTCTTCTTCATAAAACTTTTTCATCTTATGGAACGTAAATCGACGCAACCATATAGGCATATTGTATACTGTATTCCAATCATATCCACCTTTACCATGAAATACTATTTCATGGATTTGGTCAAATATTATAGGTCTATTTTCCTGAGTCAGGCCAAAAAAAGTTAACTCCTACCGGAATAGAAATGCCCTCCTCTACATCTTCATGAAAATAAGTCATATCAATATCTGGTTGGGTTTCTACATAATATTCGCGCAATGCTCTAGCATCTTTTGCTGTTAATCCATTATCAACAAAATCACGAATAGTTGCTAATTCTCGTTTACCATTAACTGATGTGATCATGTGTTTTAAACGAGTAGTCACTTCAAATGAAGCTTGTGGTGTAATTTTCTTTAAACCTTTAATTTCAGCATCGATTGCTTGCTCATCACCGTGCGTTAATAATTTAAACGTCACTGCGTTTCCTGACAATGGCATTGTAAATTCAAATTCATTTTTACCTTCTTCAAACAATGTATAATCAATCTTTTTTTCTTTCAATGTTGATAAATCAACTGTGATTGTTTCTTCAGCGCCTGTAGACGGATTAAAATATCTAAATGGGTATTCAGCACCGTATCCCAAGATACGAGCACCTAACAGAATTGCGTTTTTATCGCACACTAATATATCATTAAAATTAACTGGTGTTACTATTAATGATTGCATTACTCTGTTGAGTACTGATCCGTCTTTAATATAATTAGCATTAGTAAGAATATCTTCTTCCTTAGCTGTCATATATTTCATTTCAATTTCACCTTTAGAAAGTGGTGAGTCTTTTGGATATAATAATCCTTTTGAAGGTAACGAAACCGTTTCGGTTGGCATTTTAAATTCGCTCATATAACATTTTTATTTGTGTATATATAAATATACAAAAAAGAAAGACGTCTGCATAAGCAGACGCCTTAAGGAAAAGAAATATGAAGGGAATTAGAAATTCAATACGCAATAATCCATAGCAATAGTAACTGATAAGTTAACTGCTGCTTCACTAGACCAATCGTATTCACCAAAGTTTGCAGTTTTTACATATGCACCTTTGATTACCCATTCGCTAACTATGTCACCTACTGGGCCTAATACGTTTAGTACTAAATCTTTTTTATAAAAATCAGAATAACCATCACGGCCAGTTACTGATTCGTGAGCCAAACGAGCCCATTCCATTACTGCTTGAGCACCGCTCGGAGTGATTGGGTCATATAATTCTAAAGTCATGTCTTGCCACTTAACCTTACCTTTTACTTTACGGTAAACGTTAATGTGATCTAAGATGATTTCACCTGCGTCAAACTGAGGAGACGCTGCTTTTTTGATCAAATATGCTGGAATACCATCTACATACATGATGAAACGGTTTTGCACCTTTGGTTCGAAAGCGGTGAACATTATTTGGTTTGCATCTAATACAGCCATTTTATGTTAAATTTTGTCTATTAATAAATATTATTGTTTATAACTCTTACGCTGGGAATGTTGCCCCAGTTGGTAATACTGTGAAATCCAACACAATGAATTCTGCTGTTTTGCTTGGTTGTAAAAAGATTTGACCAACTAATTGGTTTCTATCGATTACATCCGGTGTATTATTTGAATCATCCATTACCACTTTGTAAGCATACAAACCTTGACGTTGTACTACTGATTCTAAGTAAGGATTAGCTATACTCATGAATCTGTTTCTTGTAGCTGCTGTATTTTGTTCAAATACTAATGAACGACCTACTTGACCTAAGAAACCTTTTAATGTGATTAATAAACGACGAACATTGATTCTATCTAATGAAGTTGACTTCTTTTGTAATGTCTTTTGACCAAACGCTACAACACCTTCTCCAGGGAATGAAGCTAGTGGATTAATGTTTGTATCATATAAAGTATCGCGATCATCTTGAGATAATCTTCTTTCAGCACGTAATACTGATCCAATTCCACCGCGGTTTAAACCTGCTGGAGCGAACCATTCTGCACCAACTTGATCGTTGAATGCGAATACACCACCCATTACTACTGATGGAGGACACCATACAGCCTTACCTAAGTTAGAACTGAATAATTGTACCCAAGGGTAATAAGCAGCTCCGTAACTTGAACCATTAGCAGCAGAAGCTGTAACAGCAGCAGCTACGTTAGCACCGTATGCTGTAGTATCGATAATTGCCATTGAATCACCTCTACCTTCACAAACTGCAACTACGTCATCTGAGATTGAACTTAAAGAACCAGTACCTAATGTAACACCAGGAACTAATAATAAGTTAAAGCTATAATCATCTTTATTTGATAATAAAGTTAAAGCAGCTGTATAATCAACAGCAGCAAATCCTTGACAATCTGCAGCTGCAGTATCGTTT